ATGTGCGCGCATTGCTACCGCGATGCGTTTGAGAAGCTCGGACAACCGTGCAATTCGTCATCACACATGCATCGACGCATGCGGGTGGCGTATTATTGTCGTCGCTGTTACAAGCCCGGCTACTTCGGATCCGTCGTTTCGGTATACAGGAAGGCCAAGTGTCTAACGCGAGCCACCGCCCATTACATCGGGTTCACGGACGTGCGCGCTTCTGACAACATTGGTGAGTTCTCCATGGACGAATGGCAATTCGGACATTCAGCCATCCCAGACGAGCTGGTGACGTGGCAAACGAATGACGATGAAGTCGATTTCTTCCCTGAGGACGTCTGGATACCAAGCGAGGTTGAAAGAGTGGTCTACATGCCAACCGAGGTGTTGACGGCTGCAATCAGCCTTGTCAACAAGGCTGGCGCAACAGCGATGTCGGGGGCTAAACCTCCGAACGATTGGCTCCAGGTAGCCAATCTTGTATCGCAAACGAAGCACCAGGACCCAGGATGGGACCCTGAGGACTATGCGTTTGCGTTATGCACGGTTGGGGCATTCGCCATCATGGACGAGATCCGATGCGAGATGCCTACAGTCACCTTATGGGACTGTTTCGCCGGCACCGTACCGCTTGACAGCGGACGTGATGACGCGCGGGGCTATGCATGGTCACGATACCGGAACAACGATGTTGCGCCGGTCCCGTTACCTGCAGGAGGTGCCGCAAGTTCGTCAGGGGACACTGGGGTCAACGTGAGGCCAAACGTTGCACCGCCAGCCCCGCCAGAAGAGCCAGCACCAACGCTGGAAGAACTGGCAGCCGACGCGACAGAGGTGGACGAGCAAATGGGTGCGTACATAAATCGCACCGAACTCCGCTCGACGACGGTCACAGTAGAGCACGGTGACCATGTGGAGGATAATCGCACCGCTTCCGGGGAAGTAGGGCTACGCACAGCGCGGCCCAGGTTCCCAAAAGCATCGGAAGACAAGGAATACCTGTTTTCGAACGACCCGAACAATCTTGTAGCAGCCGAAAAGCTGCGCAATGTCGGCGTCGGTGAGGACAATCTGTCTCCTCAGCAGGTGATTGCTTTCGACGAAGCAGTGGATGCGTTAAAGAAGCACTTGTTCACGAAAACAAGGATACGCAACGCTGAACGGTGCATTGAGAGAACCGCTAATGTCCTACCGAAAAATAGGACTGAGGAGCAGAGGATGCAGATGCAGCTCGATGCCCTCAACTCGGAGAACGATGAGGGAGTACCGTTCTCGAGATTAGTGGATGCCTTCTGCAAGAAGGAGGTCAGTGGTAAGCCGAAGCCCAGGCCGATTGTCAACCACGGCAATCAGAGGGTCTGGGGAATGGCGAAGGCTTCCGGCATTTTTGAAGACATTTTGTTTCATGGTGTACCGCACGCGTGCATTAAACATTCCGAAAAACATGCGAAGATGAATCAGATCTTCTCCAACCTTGACGGCTTGCCGTATCCAGGGGAGAACGATCTCACCGCCTTCGAATTCGGGATTCATGAACGTCTCAAACGTGCCGAATGTGATATCTTGAAACATATCATGGGCCACCTTGATCTCGACGCGGACAACGCGGGGTTCTGCCACCGTGTTGTAGACGCGAGGACGAAGGCATGCACCTGGGTGCTGCGATACAAGGACGCCGCAGGAGCAGCTTGTACCCTCAAGGTGAACTTGCCACGCACCATGCGTGAGTCCGGAGACCGCATTACGTCCAGCGGAAATTTCCTGTTGAACCTGTTGGCATGGTTCACATTCCTTGTCAAGCCTGGCAAGGTGGAGGCAGCCATACAGAGCCTCATCAGGAACCGCGGACGCGGCTTCACGTATTGCAGTGC